AGTATTCAGTTCAAGGGCGGAGGTTTCTATGCCAACGGAGGCTAAGTATCCTAATTGGTTTAGTATGACAGCTCAGCCTAACTTTGAGCAGTACCTAATTCCATTAGCGGGCGTGGATAATTTGACCTTCCTCCAGCTTGGTGCATACACCGGTGATGCCAGCCTATGGCTGCTTGATAACGTACTCACCGGTGCTAACTCCATACTCATTGACGTTGATACCTGGCAAGGTAGCGATGAAGAGGTACATCATTCAATGGACTTCTCAGAAGTTGAGTCAGTCTATGATGCCAAGATCAAGGGCAGGGCATCTAAGAATAAGATGACAACAGTTGATTACCTGCTACGCAATAGTTTTGAGTATGACTTTATTTATGTAGATGCAGACCACACAGCAGCTTCAGCATTGATAGATGGTGAGTTAGCGTGGCAATACCTCAAGCCTAACGGCATCCTCGCCTTTGATGATTACACGTGGGGTCCTGACTATCCTGCACACCTATCACCTAAGCTGGGTGTTAATCTATTTATCCACCGCCATCAGGGTAAGTTTGAGAACCTAATAGTTAATGGACAAGTGTGGTTGCGTAAGCTATAAAGCAAAAGACCCACCAGTTCCCGTTACTGATGGGTCTTTATTGTGCTAAGGAAAAGGGTTAGGAAACCTTAGCCACATCTACTATGCCTTGCACGATCCACTCTACCACAGGTACTGCAACTGCATTACCCATCTGCTTGTAGCGGTGTGAGTCTGACTGTCCTGCTGTCCAATCATCAGGGAAACCCTGCAATCTTTCACACTCTACTGGTGTTAAGCGGCGTACGTTGGTTGGTGTAGCTATACCAGATACATTGTTACCACCTGTACCCATACGTGATGTAAGTGTATTCATTGTATCTCCTTGTACTCTAGCTCCGTCGTGGTAGTGAGGATGAAAGACAATGACTGTCGTTCGCACATCACCATTATCAAATGCGTTTAGTGTTGGCATTACTCCTCCTTCAATCCAGGTTTCATAGTCGTCCACATTCTGTGCTCGTCTACTTTTTGTGAACCACAACATTATCTTCTGGCCTCTTGTATGTAGTAGCGGTGAGAGTGGTTACTCCTGGTGTGTACTTGGCGAAACCTGTTTGACCAAAGCTGCTTGCAATAGCGGAGGTAGAGTCTTGCCTCTCTTGTTTGCCCTGCGTAATATCCCTTCGCAAGCCTTCTGACTTAAAGAGTATTTCGGCAACGCTTGACTGAGGATCACGTCGCCCAACGATGAAGACTCTGCGCCTGCGCTGGGGTACTCCGAAGTGTTGAGCATCAAGCACACGCCATCCGACAGAATACCCGAGGTCGGCCATCGTCCCGATGACGACTCCAAAATCTGCTCCTTTGTTACTGGATAGCAAACCAGGTACGTTTTCGATGATGAAGTATTCGGTTTGCGTTTCTTCCACAAGTCTTGCAATCTCCCAGAATAACCCGCTTCGTTCGCCAGCAAGACCAGCGCGTTTGCCAGCGACGCTGAGGTCTTGGCAGGGAAATCCTCCTGTAATAATTCCTGTGCTTGGTGTAAATCCTGCATTGATTAAGTCCTCTCCCTTTACTGTGGTTACATCTGTAAATTGTGTGGCGTCAGGAAACTGACGTGCCAATACCTCGTTGCACTTCTTGTCTATCTCAACCGAGGCTACTACCTTTACTCCTTTTCGCTGCATAGCAAGATCAAAGCCTCCCACTCCAGCAAAGAGTGACACACCGGTTAGCACTTAGTACCATCCTCGTCTGTCACTATGGCCGAGAGCGCGACACGCACTCCCTCCGTAGCGATGACTAAGGTATCGTATGCCGTGAAGGATTTGTAATTCAGGCTCTCCACTACGCTCTCTAAGGAGTTGAGCAATTCCAAAAGCTGTGCTTCTTGGTTTGCCCTGAGAGTCTCTTGGGCGAGCAAGGTGGTCGAACCTGGATTCACGGGTCCATAGGGTGATGAGACAGTTGATCTGGTTCTTGTCGTAACCGAGTGCTTTTGCGTAACTAACTGCAAGTGCCTTGTTCTCACGCTTCTCCTCCATTGTTGCCTTCGTTCTCTCCTGCATTACTGGTGTATGCAAGATCGTCTGCACCTGTGGCTCGTGTGTGAACGCCCACAGAAAGAACAGTACTGCCGTCAATGTCAATCCAAGTTTTGCCTTGTAGCTCATCTTCTTTCTTCTCCATTTCGAGCAATTGCTTATAGGTATCAGGGTATAGATGAGCAAGGCGAGCCAAAGCTCTGTCTCTTGCCCTTCTGTAGTTTCTATCTCTTACAGTCTTGCGCTTGGCAGTTGCCACCCTCTTCTTGACCTCGTCAGTCATTGAGTTTGTCCTCCCATACTATAAGCACATATGCTACCAGCATCACCGCGAGCACACCTAATACATACATCATAAGCTCGCCGCCTTTACTATGTCGGTGATGTCTAGTGTCTGCCCCACTAAGTGAGCGTCCTCTTCATCACTATCCCACGCTGAAACCAAGATACGGCTACCGGTAGGTGAATTGACTAGCCATTGAATAGCCTGCTCAGCATTAGCCCCTCCCCAAGTGTTAGACCCGTCCGCTTCCACCACTTCATAGAATAAGATTAGGTCACTCTTGGGTGGGTGTATGGTGTAGATGTTACTCATTGTCCTCCTCCTTTGGTTCTGCGTCTGTCTCTCCGTCCTTGATACATTCACCGCAGACATACCATTGCCCGTTATCATCAAGCCAAATAAAGTCTGCAACTCCCTCACAAAACTTACACTCATTCATTCTCAGTCTCCTCCTCTATTCCAAACAGGCGAGACATAGCAGAGTTCGCCCGTTGTAGGTTCTTGATAGCTCTGGCTATCTCTTGCTCCTGTAGATCCTTCTCGGCTTGGTTGATACACAGATCAAACTTAGCCTGTAAGTATTCTTTATTCACTTGCTTCCTCCTTTGGACAGTCTGCATATGGGTTCTCTTGTCCTTCGTTGTCTTCGCATAGGCAGAAGTTAAAGTGCTCTACCTGTGTGGCGTGAGTCAGTTCTGCCAACTCCGCCCAGCTTAAATCTCTACTCATTGCTCTCTCCCTCACTTGGTAAACAAGCAACGCACCAGGCGGTATCGTTGCCCTCTTTCACTATCTGCCCTTCAACATTTGCCCAGACTGTATCGTCTGGATCTAGTGGGTCGCTGCATCGAAAGCACCGGACCTCATCCTCTTCTGCATCTGTGTAAAACCCTGGTTCGTTCCAGTCTGGTTCGTAACTCATCGCTCGCCCTCGCTCTCTAAAGCTCTATGCACTCGGTCATCGAACCCCAGCACCAGCCGAGGAACTCAGCTTCTGGTGAGCTGAAACCAACCCACCAGAGCGACGAGGACACCAGCACCAGCAACCAAACCGCGAGAGTGGCAAGGACTCCCAACACGAACCAGCCTAGTGGCGTCACGCTTCGCATTAGAGCCACGCCTGTGAAAGTGAATAGCCAGCGTCTACGGCTTCAGGTTGTCCTTCGTACTTATCACGAAAAAGAACACGGGAAAGACTGTAAACCGCGTGAAAACCCATATCCATTCCACAACCACCCACACGAATGGCGCGAGATCCATTGACCTCAACGAGTGGGTAATCCAAAACAACCGAGGCGTAATAGGTCAGGTCTAGAATTCTGCCATTCTTGGCGACCTTTAGGGACATCGTGCGACTCATTCCACTAGGGGCAACACTTCTCAAAACTGTGTAGATGGTGTCGCCTTCGTTGATGTAGTGGGTCAGGAGTTGCTCTTTTGCATAGTCATAGTCCAACTTCTTTTGCTCTTTCTTGCTGATTGTTGCAGTTGTCATTCTCTAACCCTTTTCTAGTATCTGATCTCATCAGGTGACGACTTACGCCACGACCCCCGAAGGGGTTTCGATCTAGTTGTATTGGATTTCGTTGATTGGTTCGCCGTTGCAGTTGTCTGCATAGTGCAACTCCCCGAACTCTTCGGGGTTGTAGATGTCTCCACACTTTGAACAGGTCGCCTCTTTCATTACTTCACCGCCTTCTTGTGGTTCTTCTTGGTGCATTTGCCACAGATTTGGTTCGCAGTAAAGGCGGTGAGCAGGTCGTTATCATCTCCGCATTGTTGGCAGGTGCTGTTCATTTTGTGAGTTCCTTTGCTTGTAGGTTGTTGGCTTCTAGTGTTTGGCGGATGCCTTCGGCTTTTGCTTCTGGTGTGCTTTCTGTTGTTCCCCATTCGGTGTTCAAAAGTCCTTCGCATTCATCACCGCAATACATTGAGAACCCTTCAGCATTTGCATAGATGTAGGACTGCTCACCAGTTTTGACATAGACACACATCGTGAACCCTCCAGTCTGGTGAACATCTGCAGGAATTCCCAAAGCGATCAAAGCCTGAGCAATTGCAGAAGTTCCTTGTTCTTCAGAACACAAAGAAGCAACGCAGGTGTAACAGTTTCGCCCTTCTATTAGATGAGGGTGTGAAACGAAGTCGGGGCAGGTTGCTGGGATTGTCATTACTTCACTTCCTTTACTGTTACTTCAGCGTTGCGTGTTGAATAGTCTTCATCTTCTTGGTTTTCATCAACTGGTTCAACGATCTGCAAAACAATTATGTCAATCAGTTGGTTCAGTTGTTCTTGTGTGAGTTGCTTGTCAGTTGTGAAGCGGATTGTTCCTTCATAGTCAAAGGCTTCATCGTTTGCATCGCATAACTCTGAAGAGTGGTATCCATCTTCGCCTTGTTGGTTCTCTTCGTAGTACTGACCACAAGCACCGCAAAGAGTTTCATTCTTCAATTCTTTTTGAAACTTGTCCCAAGTGTTTTCCATTGTGTCCATTTGTCTACCCTTTCGCAGATTGTTCGGGATCTGCTAGGGCTAACGATATCAGAAAAAGATGTGTGAGGCTCCCCCATTCTGGGGGGAATCTTTGACGAGCTTTGGTAACAGTTTGGTAACGAAGTTGCAGTAAGTTACCAGGATTACAGAGCCAGTAACTTGGGAGAATGCTGAGAGTTTACAGAGCTGAAAGCAGGGGATGAGATCGGGTCAGGTCGTGGCAGTTGGCTGGTGATCGGTGACCAGTTGGGTCGGTTGGTTGGCTGAGTCGGTTGTTGAATAGTGAGAGTTATTCTATGGGGTATAGCCGAGGCGGTAGTCCGCCCCACCATTTTTTACAATAACTTATCCACAACCTTATGCACAGCCCTGCCCTGCCCTGTGGATAACCGCTTGCCCTGTGGAAAACCTACCCCAGTATGATAAAAAACAGGCGGGGGGAACCTATACTCCCATTCCAAATATCTCGACTAAAGTGAAGCTCCCATATAGCCTCTGACCTGCGGTTTTAATGTATGTGACTAACGTCACACGGCGAAAACGAGAAATGCGTTAAATTTCCTGCCTTATATATAGTAGGGGAGCAAAGCGGGGTGCATAGGCTTTGCGACCCGTAACCGCCTCTTACGAGGCCCCTAGGCCGAGTATTGACTTACCCCTCACTTCGCTGTGGCTCGTTCGGGCGCTAAGCCCGATTGCTAGCGGCGCTTTTAGTCGGGTGTATTCTATTAACTATGCAGCTAATGAAATTTCCTTCTGCAGCTAACTAATTCGATTCCGGCCCGTCCCCCATATTAAAGGAGATCACGTGGCTGATAACAGCGCAGATATTGCCAAGCGTATTATCCTTAAAGCAGTCGCTGAAGGTATGACCGTTGAGGCAGCTACCGCCTCTGCTGGCAAATCTATTAAGACTTATGAGTACTACCGTCGCACCGATAAGGTCTTTGCAGACAAGGTAGACCGAACTCGCCTGGGCTTAAAGGAAAAATCCTTTGCCTCTACCGATGTTCACGATATAGATTTTGCCGAGTTCCGCCAACGCTTCCTACACTCTAGGACCTTTGCTCACCAGCAAAACATTGTAGATGTAATCGAAGGACGTGAGCCTTCTTGGTTACACCCCTCTATGAAGTTTGAAAAGGGTGTGGCCAATAACCGCATCCTAATTAACATTCCGCCCAACCACGCCAAGTCTATGACTATCACCGTAGATTATGTTACTTGGCAGGTAGCACGCAATCCCAACTTTCGAGTCCTGATTGTCTCTCAGACACAACGACTAGCAGCAGACTTTCTCTACGCCATCAAGCAAAGACTGACACATCCAAACTATGAGGCACTCCAGCAGGCTTACGCTGCTGGCGTAGGGTTTAACTCTAAGACCGCATCCTGGCAGGCAACCCGCGTCACCTTTGGTGATGAGCTTCGTGAGTCTAGCGAAAAAGACCCAAACATCGAAGCCGTAGGTATCGGTGGTCAGATCTACGGTAAGCGTGCAGATATGATTATTGTAGATGATGCGGTGACTCTATCTAACGCCAATGACTTCGAGCGTCAGATCAAGTGGTTAACCCAGGACGTACGTTCTCGTCTTAACCCAACAGGTAAACTTATTATTATTGGAACTCGCGTAGCAAGTGTTGACTTGTACCGCGAGCTGCGCCAAGAGGACCGCTACCCAGGCGGTCTAGTTCCGTGGACATATCTGGCAATGCCAGCTTTGCTGACTACCGATGAAGACCCTGACAAGTGGGAAACTCTCTGGCCAAAATCAGATGCTCCATTTGATGGACAAGAAGAATCTGATAAAGATGAAGACGGCCTCTACCCACGCTGGTCTGGTCGTAACCTTTACAACGAACGCCAAGCGATGGATACATCTACTTGGGCGTTGGTCTATCAACAGCAAGATGTATCTGAAAATTCTGCCTTTGACCCCGTATGTGTACGCGGTTCTATTGACGGTATGCGTAAGGCAGGTCCATTAGTTGCAGGTAACCCTGGTCACCCACGTGACCTTGGTGGTTACTCAATTATCTGTGGACTAGATCCTGCGATGATTGGTGATACTGCAGCTATCTGTTATGCGGTAGATCGCAACTCTAACAAGAGGTACATCGTAGATGCTATTAAAATTACTAGACCGTCTCCTGCCGATATTCGTGACCTTATATTTAATTGGACTTCCCTATACGGCCCGTCTGAGTGGATTGTTGAACGTAATGCGTTCCAGTCTTTCCTCACACAAGATGAAGGAATCAGACAACACTTGGCATCACGCGGAGTGCTACTGCGGGAACACCATACAGGCAACAACAAGTGGGATGCAGGCTTTGGTGTTGCGTCAATGTCAACTCTGTTCGGCACCAAGCAACACGATGGCAAGCACCACAGAGACAACCTTATTCACTTACCTAGTGACCAAACTGAAAACGTCAAGGCCTTAATCGAACAGTTAATCACTTGGACACCTACTACTAAGGGCAAGACTGACTTAGTAATGGCGCTCTGGTTCTGCGAGATCCGAGCACGTGAGATGCTCAACTATGGGCAATATAACTCACACCACCTAAAGAATCCGTTTCTTACTAGCGCTGAAAAGCGCAAGCGAGTAGTAGTAAATATAGATCAGTTAATAGCAGACCAGCATAAAACATTCATCTAAGGAGATAACAATGGCAGTAAAGAAGCCTGGCAAGTGTCGCAAGTGTGGTAAGTCAGACAAAGCGTGTAAGTGCTAATGGCTGCCGCGAAGAAGGCTCCAGCCAAAGGGTCAGTTGCAAAGACTTTCGATGCAAAGAAGTTAATGCCTAAGATGACTCCACAAGATGCAGCAATGCTTAAACTTCTCAAGAAGAAGTACGGCGCAGACGTATACAAAGGATAAGGATTCCCAGTGCTAACACCAAAAGAAGTTAACGATAAGTTAGGTCGCTTGCAGACCAAATTCGCTGCACGCGATCAGCGTATGCGTGATGTGCTTTCGGTGCGTCAAGGAGATCTATCAAAGGTCTATCCTTCGATGTTCTCCGAAGATTACCCAAAGCCATTGGTTGCAAACTTCATTGACGTCGCAGCACGAGATCTAGCAGAAGCGATGGCACCACTGCCATCATTTAACTGCTCAGCTACAAATATGGTTTCAGACTCAGCACGCAAAGCTGCAGATACTCGTACACGCATTGCTAACTTCTATGTTGGCGTATCTGAACTACAACTTCAGATGTATGACGGTGCTGATTGGTACAACACCTACGGAATGGTCGCAGGTATGGTGGAGATGGATTACGACTCCAACAACCCACGTATGCGTATCCTTAATCCGTGGGGTCTGTACCCAGAGGTAGACCGCTTTGGTCGCGTTGTATCTGTAACACAGGTATTAGCAACTGATGCTGAAACACTTTGTGCTCAGTATCCAGAGTTTGCAGATCAAATCTTGGCTAAGAACAATTATCAAATTGGTAGCCCATCTATTACTATGGTTCGCTACCACGACAAGGACCAAGACCTTATCTTCTTGCCAGAGCGCAAGAACCTAACATTGGTGCGTACACCTAACCCATTGGGTAAGTGTCTAGTAGTTCTAGCACAGCGTCCTTCTCTTGATGGTCAAGCACGTGGTCAGTATGACGATGTATTGGCAGTCCAACTCGCTCGTGCTCGTTTTGCAATCCTTCAGATTCAAGCCGCAGAAAAATCTATCCAAGCACCTATTGCTATCCCACAAGATGTGCAGGAACTTGCTCTTGGTCCAGATTCAATTATGCGTTCTTCTCAGCCACAGAACATCCGTCGTGTAGGCTTAGACCTACCACCAGGAGTCTTTACAGAGTCAGGAGTGCTAGAACGTGAACTACGGCTTGGCGCTCGTTACCCTGAAACCAGATCCGGAAATACCAGTGCAAGTGTTATTACTGGTCGTGGCGTACAGGAATTGCAAGCTGGTTTTGATACTCAAATCAAATCTGCTCAAGCCCAATTCGCTAGAATGTTCAGTGATCTTGTTGGGCTCTGCTTTGAAGTAGATGAGAAGTTATTTAGCAATGTACAAAAGACAATCAAGGGTTCAGAAGATGGAACACCGTATGTTCTTAAGTACACACCATCTCGTGACATTAAGGGCGAGTATGGCGTAGATGTTCGCTACGGCATTATGTCTGGTATGGACCCATCACGTGCAATCATTGCATTGCTCCAGATGCGTTCTGACAAGTTAGTCTCACGTGACTATGTTCGTCGTGAGATTCCAATGGACTTGAATGTCACTCAGGAGGAACAACGTGTTGATATTGAAGAAATGCGTGATGCTCTTCGTGTCTCAGTGGCTCAATACGCGCAGGCTATCCCAACGCTTGCGGCGCAAGGCCAAGACCCATCGTTAATCGTCTCTCGTATTGCAGAAGTAATTAAGGGTCGTCAAAAAGGTTTAGCGTTAGAAACAATCGTAGAACGTGCATTTGCACCAGAACCACCACCACCTGCGCCAGATATGGCGATGGCAGGTGGACCTCAACTTCCAGCAGCAGGTGCGGCCCCCGCTCCTGCCTCGCAGCAACCTCCACAAGAACAAGCTGGTACGGCCCCTGCTGCTGGTCAAAAACCCGATATAGCGACACTACTAGCCGGTATCACCGGCGCAGCGTAACCGAAGGAGGTGCAAATATGAACAAAGGATCACACGCTCCAGCTCCAGTACAGCCAATCAAGGTTGACACAAAGGCAGGATCAGTAAAGGGCGGCAAGGTTGACTTCGGTTATGCCGGAACAGCTCGCAAAGGCAAGAAGGCTTAATTACTACTGAAAGGTGTACAGGGTGTTGAACGATAACGATAGGATTCCACGCCCTGTACGCCGGACAGATTTCTTAGTAATCATTATTGGATTTTTTTACAACATCACACAAGTATTTGAAACATTTATGTCGGAAGTTTACGAACTTTCCATTTACCACGCCAATCATAAAACCAAAGTCAATAAGGCTTGGGAAGATATGGCACAAGATTTAGAGACGTTAGAGGAGGACAAATGACAACTGCACCAATGAACCCACTTGCAGGTGCGTCAGGTCCAGGAAAGTACGCTGTACGCAGCGACAAACTCAATATGGGTTCTACAAGTTACGGTGAAGGCGTTGAGACACAGGCTATTAAGTCTGGCGCTCCGCTTTCAACTACACCTGATGTACGAGGTGAGGCACCTAGCAAGTTCCGTGAGGGATTAACACAAGGTCAAGCACCAGTAACAGGACTATTTGCACCAACAGAGCGTCCTAATGAACCAATTACTGCAGGTATTGATATGGGTCCAGGACCAGGTTCTAGTGCCTTGATGATGCAGAAAGCAATCACAAGGACTTCCGAGACATTAGCAAAGATGTTGCCATTTGATACAGACGGAACTATAGCCATCTTGTATCAGCAGGCAATAGCGCGAGGTGACTAATTGGCCGACCTTGGCGCAGCAGCTAACGCTGCAGGTTTAACTCCTGCAGAAAAGAAAGCGATGGCAGATCTTAGTAAGACTCTGACAACTCATCGTGAACTTTCAAACTTACCGCAAAGTGTTGCTCAACAAGCATTTGCATCTAAGACTCCTGAACAACAGGCAGCTCTTGTTAAAGTTGCAGGTAATGAAGATCCAGCAAAGAAAGCTAACCGTGGTTGGCTAGGAACTGCTTGGCATTACTCATTAGGCGGAGCACTTGCTTTAGCACAAGAAGCATCTGACCTTGCTACACGTTTGTACCGTACTGGTGCTATTGCTGTAGACCAAGGTGTATCACCATTTGGTGCAGGCAATGCTTGGGATATTGCTAACGATAAAGGCGATAAAGTCTTTAGCCCTAACCGTATCCAAACAGCAAAGAGACAATACGGCGATGACCGTATTAACGTTGCTATGCGCGTTGCTGCTGGAGAAAAACTCAGCGCAATTCTTGCAACTGGAACAGATGGCCAAAAGGCTATTGCTGCATTAGTGCAGCAAAACAAAGATGACCTGTGGAACGATGCACTAGATACAGTCAGTGCTGCTAAGTATTCTCCAGGACGATTTGTAGCCAATGTAATTGATGCTGTGACGCCTGGTGATTTTATTAAGAACGGCTTTATGTACAAGGCTGTTTCCGGTGCAGTAGATGCAGCTTTCCGTATTTATGCAGATCCATTGCTTGGTCTTGGTAAGGCTAAGAAGGCTTATGACATTATGAACTACTCACTAGATGTGGTAGTTGGCGGCAATAAAGTTCAAGAAGTATTTACAAATCCACGGGTTGCAGCATTCTGGGATACCTACGGAGCGCAACTTACTAAGTATCGTGAGGCAGTTGCATCTGGAAATAAAGCAGAAGCAGTTGCAGCAAAGAAGCAATTAACAATTACTGCACCTGAGTTCGGTGATGCAGTTATTAAGTCTTTCATTAACATTGACACACCTATTAAGGATGCCAATACCGCTAAGGCTTTCTTCCTTAATGCAGACCAGACTAAAGAGATGATGAAGGGCCAGATTGGTCGCAAGCGTGTGATGATTCCGCGCCTAGATCCACTACGTCAGGCTCGCATTAAGACTGTTACTACCGCTAATAAAGTATTTAACATTGACTTTATGGGTTCTAAGTTTGTTGACAACCTATTCTTTGGTGGCGCAGCAACAGATGATGGTATTGCAGAAACAATTACCACTAACCGTGAAGCAATCGTTAAGAAGATTAAGCCTAACTATGAGGCTAAGGGTATGGCTCGTTTCTCAACAGAGCAAGTTCAATACCGTATTGACCGCTTTAAGGCTAAGTTTGAAAAGGTACCTATCTTTGAAAACAATTCACTAGATGTAACGGCTGCAGATGCTGCTCAAAAGGTATATCAGTATGCACGTTTAGTTTTACCACGCAACGATGCAAAGTTAATGGCACAAGCATTTGATGAT